GTTCTGGTGGAGGTGGAGGTGGTGGGGGTTATGGGCCGGTAATAATTATAGACCCTGGATTTTATATAGGATCAGGAGACCCAACATTTAGTAATTCCCCTCCAGTGGATTATTCTTTACCTGAAAACTCAACCGTACCAGAAGGTAAAGTGATTATAGGAAACCCAGTTTTAGCAGGTAGCCCGTTAACTTTGCAAGGCACTCTTGAAGAATTAAATAGCAATGTACAAACAAATATAGATGATCAAATTGGTGGTTTTGTGCAAGGTTTAACAGACGCTCTTACTGATTTAACTAATAATTCCGGTATTAATATTAATCAAACATATTCTAACCCTATAGTACAGAGTATTGCAAATTCAATAGTAGATCAAACCACAGCTGCTCAGCAATCTTTAGATGCTTCTACTCAATCTGCTACTGATTCAATATTTGCTTCTTTAGATGCAAATGTAGATGCACAAAGTCAAGCAATTACCGATTCTATTGCAAATTCTACCGCCGTACCGCAAGGGGAAGTAGATGCTAATGGGGCTTATATTTCTCCTGATACGGGCCTTATATATCCACAAACTACAAACGATAGTACCAATGCAGGAGCTGATGCAGGGGGTTCTGATGGTATCATGGGTAATGGAGATGGTGGAGAGTTAGACGGTGGAGGCTTTCTTGGTGGAGACGATAGTGGTAATAGTGACGTTTTCGGTTAATTTTTTACATCATGTCATTTTTTTACCAAGCTGGTAAGATTACAACTGATAAATGTTGGGATAAACCTACTCTTTCAAGTGTAAAGAAATTTATAGAAACCAGACAAGAACAATTACACTGCAATAATTTAACACCCTGGGTGTGTGGATCTTGTGTATATGATATGAGTAGCACCTGGGATTTAGATATATGGTTTACCGGAGAATATTTAAACCTGCAGTTATTAGAAGATACATTTCATGAATTGTATAATTTTGCTTTAAATGAATGCAGACTTAAAATTGACTTAAAGTGGGTTAGTTGTAACGTACAAAACACTGTTTGTTTGGAAGATAGTACATGGAAATTGACTTCTTTTAAACAAATACATTTAACTCCCACTATTTTAACCGGAACAAAAAAAGACTTCAACAATGACTATAAAAACAATCCAAAATACACTTTAATCACTAGATATTTAGTGCAAAGCGAATTTGGCAATAATAGATACGTAAGTAAAAAACTGCATCAAAGATTGAACTTAGACGGTAACCTTAAATATATGAGTATTAAAGATTTTATATCCGAAAAATGCAATTAACATACCGGTTTAGAAGTATAAAAGTCCTGTTTCCTGTAGTAAGTATTACCGTATGATTCTTAGTGCTGCTCCAGTAGCTTTAACGTATGGATATGATAACAACTTAACGTTGCGTGGTGGCATAGTGTACACATTTGATGATTTAAACTTTTACAATACCACGCTATTAGGTAATACATTAGATATTACGCTAAACAAAAACGAATTATTAGCATTAACAAATTTTTCTCGTTTAACTGATAGTATAACAACTCAGCCATTAATATCTCCAGGAGATTATGTTGTTAACTCTTTAATTACAGATCAAACAGGTACCTTATATCTTTACGCTACTAACTTTAATTCTACGTCTGGTAGTACTTTATCGTTTACTACAGAATTAAGTGCAGCAACTATTTTCAATATTAATTTTCCTTCTGAAACCAATACAATACAAATTTCTTATGTTAGTACAGACTCGTACAACAACTCTGTAACAAACTACTTAATTAGTAATGGTTTTTATAATCCTCTTTCTGCAGGCCCTATAAACTGGGTACCTGATCAATCTTATTATACTTTTGTCACTCTTGCAAGTGGTAGTTATGTAAGCTTATTTAATTCCAAGACAGCCCAAATCGTTGCTCTTTCTGCCAATAGTTTGGTACCTCAAACCTTTACTAATTATAGTGTAGGTTCTAACAATTTAACAATACCTTCAGAGTGTATTTTAAATATAACTAGACTACATTTAGATAATGCTTATGGTAATACTCAAACATATGGACAGTCTGATTTAGTACAATATTCTAGATTAGATAACAATTTAAGTGTAGCAAGAAGTTCTGGTAATGCAAAATTTAATTATTTAGTATCAGCTCCTTTTAAAACCCTTTCAGGTGGCTGGATAGATACTAATATAAACACACTAAAAAATTATTATTCCCCACAGCACGTACAATCAACAGTTTTTAATGTTCCGACTCGTTACTACACTAAACTGTTTACTGGGCTAAATCAAACTGAGGGGTTTGATAAAATTTATTTAAGTTATAACTCTAATGTAGCAAAAATTAACTTTGTAAAAGATCAAGATAATTACTTTCACTATCCTTATGGTTCAGTGGTGCTACCTTTAAGTTCTTCTACATTAATTAGCTATGGTGCTCGCGCAGACGTTACACCGTTTCGTTCTGATAGGTTGGTCAAAAAAGTAGCTGACTATGCTTATTACAGTAGCTGGGGCAACAGTGCTTCTGGTGCGTACTATCCAGGTACTAATACATACAACCGCAAAGGGGTATATTTTTGTTCGTGGCTATCAGCTGGTGCTAATGTAAACGTGTTACCGGTTTGGGTAGATAGGTATTATGACCCTAAACAGGTTAATCAGTATGGTATTGCTTATAGTGCTATATCTGCCTTATCTGGTATATTAGTAAACAGTACAAATAATTATCCTAATTTAATATGGGATGTACCTTCAACTAATACTTTTGAACCAGGGGTGTTATACTATTATCATAGATTTGGAGACAATGATAATGAAACATTAGTTAATTCATTTTCCGGTTTAACGTATTATATTGATAATTTCGGCGATATACTATATAATCAAGTAACAGGCTTAAGTGCAGGCATTATAAACTCGTTTACACCAAGTAATTCCGGTATTGATAGTACAGTAAAAACACCATATTATATTACTAATGGTACATATGGTACTATTAATACAAGTATTAACGATTTCAATAACAATGAAGGTAATACTCTTTCTTTGTTCTTATATCAAGACAATTGGGCTGATTTAGCCGGAGATCAAATTATCGGTAATTATTTTAATGGCGGTATTGGTGTATTTGTTAACAACCCTATATTAACACCTTACTTCACTGTAGCAGCAGCTCCTAATATTCTTTATACATACAACACAGAATTACAAGAATTAAATTACGAGCTGTACGGTACATTTGAAACTTCTGCAACCGACCCGTTAAGTAGTAGTAGTTTTATATTAAAAGGTCTTTACGATAACAGTTATTATGTTATTGACAATTATTCTTCTAACAAATTCGTCTCCACATTTGACCCGGATGGCTTATTAACAAATAAAGTAGCTTTAACCGCTTTTGATTCCACTATTACAAGCGAAGTTATTGTAAATGCTGAACTTATAACTAAAAATTCGACAAATTATATTATATTAAAAACAAGAAACAATGCCACTTCTTGTTGTTATAGACAATTTTTAACAAATGGTATTTTAGTAAGTTCAGTTTCTGCTGCTAACTTTAATAACTTTGTTCTTGACTTTGACGGCAAACCCTCGTTTTATAATTCAGATTGGTTATCTTCAAAAAGTCTAGTCGCTGTTAATGGCTGTGTAGATAGTAATAATAATGTGTACACTCTCAGTGGTGGAATACTGTATAAAAACAATACAGGTATATTAACTGTTGCATACCCGGAACACATTAATTGTGATAAAAACGACAATGTTTGGATTACTTACAACAAAACTCATTTAGCTAAGATTAATAGTAATGGAACCATACTCTGGTCAAAGCAAATTAATACTAGTGATTCCTTAGTATATGATCAACCTACAAACAATAGGGTAATTAATTTTATAGCCGAACTTAATAGTAATAATGTGTTACAGTACTACGGCTTAGTATTAGATGGTAAGTCTCAAACTGTATATAAAGTTGATGCAAACGGCGTATTAATAAGCAAAGTAGCTGTACCGAACTTAATACCAAATGGGGATGTTACAGGGTTTGATTATCAAAGAAAGTTTGTTGCACCTTATGTTAATTCCCAAGGTATAAGAGCAAACATTGTTACTCAAGATCCTACTTTAACTACACCGGTACCTACCTACTTTACCCTTAGCTACAACACAAACTTGTTAGCCCCTGGTTGGCATCACTTTGCAGTCACCGTAAGTAATAACAATGTAGCATCTTTATATGTAGATGGTAATATAGTTAATAGATCTGTTTGGAAATCACGTCTTCCAAGTGAAAAAGCTAATTTACGTACTATATACAACTACAAAAATAACCCGCAAATAACTATTGGAGCTAGTAACTTCAAAAACTCTACATTAAACGAATGGATAGGTTTACCTGATAGATATCTGTACAACGGTAGAATTGCAGATATACGTTTTTATAACATAACACTTACTCGTTCTGATATATTAGCATTATCTAATCATTATCAGTATAATCAATTTAATAATTTTGACTGGTTAATACCAACAGGGTTACGTGGTTATATTGAAGAAATTGAAAGGTTTTTCTTACATAGATTACCCGGTGCTAAATCTCAATTTTTTGATATAAAGATTAAAAACTCTGGTATACTTGCACCTTCTGTGCAAGCTATAGTAGAGAATAATATACAAACCGCTGTTGCTAATATAGCTCCAGCATATGCTCAATTGCGTAACATAATTTGGGAGTAAATAACATAACACATGGGTTCTGTAAGCTTATATAATAATAGTTCTACTTCAGGGGGTACACTTAGTAACTCTGTATCTATTCACTTTGATGATTATGTAGGATCTTACGGGGCTACCATTCTTAATAATATAGTAGTTACAAGTACTACTACTAGTTATGTAACAGATTCTTCAGAGTTTCCTAATAACGCACAAGCTGTAGCATCTTTCGGTGGTTATACAGCAACGGATAATGAAAGTATTTATAGTTATAGCGTTGAAGCTACTGCTCAAGTAACGATTAATAATTTAAGAAGACAGCCTAGCGGAGACTGGGTAGCAGATAGTGTTGTAGTAGCTCCTGGTGGAACGTATTACGGTGTTAATTTCGGTGGGGGTGTGACGGTTTCAGGTAATGCAACCCCTGAAGGTGGTATATATGGTTTTGATTCAGGTAGTTCTAACATATCTGCTACTGTAAGCTGGTCAACACCAGCTGCACCAACAATTGCATGGGATGGTGGTAGTTTTCCTTCCAACTACACAGTCAATTCTGGTCAAACATATCGTCCAGGAGCCAATGCATATTCGGGTGCTAATGCATTAATTGCTATATTAATTGACAAGTCTTACGATGGTGGTAGTACATGGGTACCGTGGGCAGAAGTCCCATATAGCTATGTTTCTTCGGCTGATAATACTGGTAATAATTCTACTGATACCGGTTCTGGTAACACTACTGTATTATGGCGTGCTCAAGCGCAAGACTCTTATGGTCAAGTAACTACCATATATCAGACTATAAACGTTAATGCTTACCCAACAGTTTCTTGGGGTACATTACCGAGTAGTTCTCCAGTAGTAGGCACTAGTTATAGTATTACAGCTAATGGTAGCGATATTGATACAGCTTCTTGGGGTAGTATAGCTAGTACTGACATACAGGTATTATTTCCAGGATTCGGTAGTTATACAGATTTAGCAAACGACCCGGGCAGTACAGCAAGTTACAGTTCTACTTGGGATCATGGTACAGGTAATTACGTATTTAGGGCAAGTTCAACCGATAATAATGGGGCAACCAGTTCGTACATTTATTATACCGTTACAGTAGTAGGCCCAACACCTACACCGACAGCTACTACAACACCAGCTGTAACGCCTACACCCACTAGCACGCCGGCATCAACACCGTCCCCTACCCCTACTAGTACCCCGCGTGGTACGCCTCCTGCAACACCGACAGCTACACCTACTTCTACTCCGGCTTCTACACCACCTGCTACTCCGACTCCTTCGGTAACACCGCTGCCGTCTAATACGCCGGCTCCTACTGTTACCCCTGCAGCCACAGTAACCCCCACAAATACACCGTCTTATACTGTTACCCCTAGTGTTACTCTTACACCTGGTATCACTCCTACTCCTACAAGTACTCCGACTAGTACTGTAACACCTACCCCTACTGTAACCCCACCACCTAGTGTTAGTGGTACACCTGGTGCATCTCTTACTCCAACACCTACCCCTACAGGAACACCGGCAGTTACGCCTACCCCAACAGTAACTCCGGCTTCTACTCCTGGACCAACAGTAACTCCTACAATTAGTATAACGCCTTCTGTTACACCTTCTACAGGTGTGCTGGCAGCTTATACGCCTTGGACAGTAGCTACAACAAATTCTCCAGTATGGGTACAGTCAGTGTATCCAATCAGTAAAAACGTTACAACTTATGGTATTAATTGGGGAGATGGTTCAGGTAATTCCTACTACGGTACACTTTCAGGTTATACATCATATACTTCTTTACCAAGTAGTAGCAATTTCTTTTTATACAATTATACATTACCTATATCAGCAAATATAGGCTACACAGTAACTGTTGCAGCTTTAGCAGGTATTGGTGGTGTGCCTCGTGTATTAACTAACAGGTTTTACATTGATGCTACTTTACCTACTTACTCAACAGTTAATTTTTATGACCCAACAATAGATACGCCTGTATTACCGTGGAAATTAAACGATATTAAAATAGGTTCAAACGAATGGGCAGTAGCAGGTACCATAAACAATAGTTTACAAAAAATACAAGATAATTTTGACTATTTACAAAGTGTATCTCAAATTCTTTCTCTTAATATTAATTTTAATTTAGTAGAGTGGACTGGTATTTTAAATCAAAGCAATACAACCCCTCTAACAGGGTATGCATGGAGAACAACTATACCTGGATTAAATGACGGCCTATTTAATACATATAATAGTGTAAGCGCAATAGGTTTTGCAGACGGTACTGTAAAAGACTTTAAATCTTATAGATTTACAAACAATTCAGCTCCGGATTACTATAATTATATTGCGTTTGCTGGGTTAGGTAGTAACCCTGACTACATACAGGTACGTACTAATGACTATTACAACACTTTAGTATTGAGTGCAGCAAATATTGGTAGTTTTAACATGCCTAAGTTTAATAGCTTAAGCGCTATTGATTCTTATAATGATGAACTTTTCATACTTGACACAGATACAGTATACAAGGTCGATCTTAACATAAACGACGGCATATTAACCCCTATTGCCCAAGTAGGTGGAGAGTATGGTACAAGAAGTAATAATATAGGTTTCAATAACCCTGTAGAAATTAAAGCTTGGAACGCTAAAATTTATGTAGCGGATAGCAATAACAGCTGTGTTAAAGTTTACAACACCGCACTAGGTTGGTTAAGTACTCTTTACACAAGTCTATTAAGTGCATATAGTGTACAACGTATTGAAGTAAATAGAGCCAACGAACACGTATTTGTATTGGCGCAAACATTTGCTCCGGTGCCACCTATTGTAACGTATTCTACAACCATATCTGCTTCTTCTGCAACAGGTAACATGTATCAAATTAACTTTGTACATGACGGTTTAAGACTAAATGATAGTACATCATCTGGTATCAGTAATTCGTTTACTTTATATGGCTTAATTTCTGGTGGTACATATTATTCCCCATTAACAGGCGCCATTTGGTCTAATGCAAGTTTACCGTATCAGCAATATGGTTCTATACCAGATACACAAACAGTTAAGTATGCCGCAGCATCTGGTTTAAATTATACAAACTTTGCTGTACAAGCTATAGGTTTAAGTGGGTTTAATTCAGCGCTTTCTAACGGTACTCCTACACCAAACATATATGCTTTTAAATCTCCGTATGCTATATTTGAGTTAGATCAAAAGAGTAATCTAATTAATGCTTTCCCTGTACCAAACAACACTGCTTATATTTTACCTTCAGGTAACATACAATCAAATGATGTTATTAACAAAATGGTAATTGATCCAACCGGTGCGTTTCTTTATTTAATTACCCCTTATTACATATACAAATATCTTACAACAGGTAAAGCGCTTAACAAAATAGTATTCCCAGACTTTGATACTTTAGGTGGTTTTGAATATCTAAAAACTGGGTTTATTGATGACCGGTTAAACTTTTTCTTAGCTACTAATACTAGAATATTCAAATTTGTTGATTTACCTACAACTCTTAATCTGTACGATACAATAGGAGTTAATGCTTTGTTTACGCCTTTATCTGCTTGTTTAATTGATAGTAATGAATTTATACAAGACTGGGTTTATAATAAGAGCTTGTTGCGCATTATTCAAAACCATGAAATACTTTATAAAGCAATTGAAGGAAAGTATTACATTAATCTTGATAGTAACGGCAATCTTATTATACCTAATACAAGTACAACAAGTATATGTTTAACTTCATTTGTGCCTTCAGATATATCTGAAGTGTTCTCTATAAACGATAGTTATTTTGTACACAGTAACGAATTAGTTACTAGTGATGTAATTAACCGTACGTTAACAAACATATATATTTTACAAAACGATATACTTAATTTGGTTACACCGAAAAAAGTAAAAGCTTTACCGAGCTATACTAGCAACAACCTTTAAGGGGTAAAACCTTTTTGAAAGTCAAATTGCAACTTACGTGTATCAGCTTCCAGTATACGTAGTACTGTTTGATTTTCTTTCACATTGCACTTCCAAAATGCTTGTTTGTGAGCTTCATACACGTTTATTGCATTCACGCCTGTTTCCTTTAATACAATTTGTTCAGTTGTATTTTCGTCATAAATGCCTATAATAGCAATATAAAGTTTGTTCATGTATGTTGCAAAATATTTATTTAATCCGTACATAAAGCAAGTGGAAAATTATTTTAAATAGGTTATACTATACCAGTCAATATGAGTACTACATCAAAAAATACTATCGTACGTGAGTTCAATAATCGCACTATTGGTAAGAAGCCAGCTTCACAGCGTTTAGCAGCTGCATTTGCATCAGCTGAACGTCAAATTAACCTTTCAAGGTTTAGTGTTGTAGGTTTTAATTCCCAATATAGCCAAGTATACCTAAAGCCACGTTTTTATAACGTTCGCGATTCAAAGGGACGCTTTGCTAAGCCATCGAAATCACGCCGCTAAGTTATAACCCTAGGGGTCTTATGTTATTGCATAAGACCCCTTTTTTATCGTAGATGGAAGTAAATTTTAAAGATATAGCGTTTGAATTGTCATATAGTAGTATGCAAATAGATGCTATTTATGCTGGATTAGGTATGTTAAATAGTTTAAAATTTAAGATTTCTAACAACACGTTTCTCCCTAGTTTTACTGAATGGATACAAAAAGCAGATAAAAAATTAATAATTGTATTTGATAAGCATTTTATACCTGTAAATGAAAATTTTAATGATTGGGAACTGTTGCAATATTAAACTATGAATTTGACATTGATTGGCAATGTTAACGAGCTAACGGCTGTTGAGCAAAAAGCACTATATACAGATGGTGCAGATATATACATGGGAGTGTATTATCTAGTTGCAGATATTGAGTATTTTACTCAGAGTGGTAAAGAGGTAATACCTAATTCTCCAGCATTACGGGCACTTTCAAGTAGTGCAAATGTAAAATGGGTAGTTACAAACTTTCGTGGAAAAAGAGTAGCTTTTGGGTCTTCTACAGCAAATTAAAGTTGCACTTGTTTAATTAAGTACCATACTAGGTACTATGAATAAAGCATTTTTACGTAGACAGGCAGCTTCTCAATGGAAAGACTTACAATGTGGTATTTGGGAACGATGGGATTATCGTTGCTGTTACCTTGTTATTCGTCAGCTCGATAACGGTAAATTTAAACCTATGATCGGGGCTATGGGAGATTTAAGCATGCCTGGGGCAGATTTACCACCAGAAGGTTATCATCAACTTAGTACTTTAGAAGAAGCTAAAAACTTTTTACACAAATATGTTGCCTATATTCGGGAAGTATGGGATAAAGAAATTATAGCTAAAAAAGCATAGTTAATTACAAACGACATTATGACAACTCATCAAATACTATATGCTACATTAGTTTGGGCAATAGTGATTATTTTTCTCTATACTTTCATTAGCTGGAAACACGTAAAAGAGTGTTATGCAATGTGGTTCACAAGAGAGTATTGGACCAATTATAACACTATTGAATGTGTATCCTGGGCTGCTAAAGCAATTATTATTATACCAGGTTTAATATTTGGTATTAATATTTGGCAATTTTATTATTTAACACTTATTACAAGCGCAACTTTAATATGGGCAAGCCGTAAAAAAGCGTTGCCTACATTAGTTGGTTTCAATACTATGTGGTTATGGCTCAGTATGATGGTACTAGCTCAACATTTAATACACTAAAGTGCAAACATTTTTACCATATTCAGATTTTAAAAAATCAGCTGAATGCTTAGATGTTAAACGTCTTGGCAAGCAGCGCGTTGAAGTATTACAACTTCTCAACTCTTTTCACAGACCTAACTACAAAGGTTGGAAAAACCACCCTTGTAGAGAAATGTGGCGTAATTATGAAAATGCATTAGCATTATATGGTATGGTAGTTTGTGAGGTTTGGAAAGAACGTGGCTATAAAGATACATGCTATGAAAAGATAGGTGTTTACTACGATAAATCCAAACCTACTACGCTTCCTTGGTGGTTAGGTAATAAAGATATACATTTATCACATCAATCAATGCTAATACAGAAATATCCGGAGCATTATAGGCAGCAATTCCCTGATGCTCCAGATAATTTAGAGTATATTTGGCCTTCCAGTAATCCCGATACCTTCCGTACATTAAACAGTAAATAATAACGTATGAAAACACTCATTATTATTCTCGTTCTCGCAGCAGCAGGCTTCTTAGCTTATAAGAAATTCTTCGCTAAGAAATCCGCTACATCAGCAGCTCCTGCAACTCCAGCAGCTACTAATTCAAATCAGCAACAGCAATAATTAAAAATAGTGCTTGATCTTAATTGATTAAGCACTATAATTCTTTTCGTTCTTTAAATACTTTGTAAGTTTAATCGCTTACATTAACAAAGACTCTTCTTTAAATGAGCCTGAACCCTGCGCGTTGTTAATGCTCCCGTGCATTAACGTATACCTTCGCGGTGTATCTATAGTAAAAGTACAGGGCTGTAGAGTTTTCATAAAGGCACTTTTTTTATTAAAAATTTATTAACAACTATAATATGGATCCTAAAATACAAAAACTTATTGAATTAGGTATTTTTACAGACCCTAACACAGTAAAAAAAGAAACTCAGCGTAATCGTTTTGGTATAATGGTATGGGACCACAAAACAGGTGGTTCATGTCAAGTACTTTCAGGAGATAGTTTTAACGAAGCAAAGCAGTATATGGCACTGCCTGGACATCGCTCTGGTATACGTAAGTACGGTTTTAGAGGTTAATTAAACGTATGGAAAAAGAGCATAAGTATCACTATCTTTATAAGACAATTTGTACAGTAACTAAAAAAGAATATATAGGCGTACATAGTACAGACACAATTGAGGACGGGTATTTGGGATCTGGTTACCTATTAACAGAAGACATTAAAAAGTATGGCAAAGAATATTTTTTACGGGAGATTATAGCATTTTTCGATGATAGAGAAACTCTTTTAAAGAAGGAAAGAGAACTCGTAGATGAAAACTATATAGGTAGAGTAGATACCTATAATTTAGTTAAAGGTGGTAACGGCAATGTTTATATTTCAGAAGAAACTATAGCCAAAAGACTTAAAACACTGCAAAAAAGCTATAAACGTTTCCCAGAACTTTTAGAGAAAAATAGAAAAAACGCACTACTTGGTGCAAAGCTATCTAAAACACCTGAAGCTAGAGCTAAACAAAAGAAAACTCTTCAGGAAAGAGGTCATCAAAAAGGAGAAAAGAATAGTCAGTACGGTACACGTTGGTATAACGATGGTTTTAAAAACGTTAAAATACCTGCAGGGGTTGTACCTGCACCTAACTTAATAAAAGGTAGATTACCTTAAATTAAGGCTTTTTTTCTTGAGCTTGCTTAGCAGCTTCTTGAGCTTGTTGCTCTTCTTGTAATTTTTTTTGGATTTCAGCTTCAGTTGGTTTTGGAGCTGTTTTAACCACGTTACGACCGAATCCGAAAACGCTGCTTGATGTGTTTGGCATAATAACATTACTTACAACACTAGTTGATTATTCAATAATCCTGTATAAAATATAATAACAATGAATAGTATTGTGTTATTCTTTTTAATAACCATTTTAGCTTTAGCATTTGTGTTTGCTCCTATATCTTTAATATGGTCGCTTAACACGTTGTTTCCTACTTTAGCAATACAATACACCTTTAAGACATGGTGTGCATCTTTTTTTATAGTGTCTCTGTTTAGCGCGTCAGCTCTTAAGTTAAATACTAAACAACAATAATCTTTGGCGTACTTGGGTGGTTAGTGGGTGTTCAGGGTGTTTCCAAGTACGCCAATTTTATTATATCCAAAAGAATAAATGCGGGAGAGATAGTAAATATAAACGTGTCAAGCTTTAACTCACGCATATCTACTCTACAAGAAATACATTGCTGGAAAGGTTACCGTAAAATGGGCACCAAAATGAAAGGTGGTAAGCGCGTTAACAATTGTGTAAAGATAAAGGAAGAAACAACTGATACAAAATCTTTAAAAGAAATAACAACAGATTTTTTAAAATATGCAAAACACAAGCTAGGTTATAAAAATAAAGTTAAAATTGTTCTTAATAATGATAAAAATAAAGTAGAAGAGTTAAGAGCAATGGCTTGTTATAGCCCAGGAGAAAATAATATTTGGGTATATATAGGTAAAAGAAATACAGCTGATATCTTACGTTCTTTAGGACATGAATTAGTACATGCAAGACAAAATGAAACCGTTAAAGACAGAGCTATTGATGGTAAAACCGGTTCAGCAGATGAAAATGAAGCAAATTCATTAGCGGGGGTAATGTTAAGAGAATACGGTAAAGAGCACCCTGAAATATACAACTAATATGTCTTTTAATTCATACGCCAATAAAATAAATACAGGCCTTCTTGAAGAGGAAAGATATAACATAAAAGTAAAAGTACCTGTACAATTTAAATCTCGTCTACAAGTAAGAGATTGGCTTGAAGATACTAACTTTCCTGGTACTAGTGCAGATACAGCTTTAAGATCTTTTATTGCCCAAAAGGCACGTAAAGCAGGTATACCTGAAAATGAAATAGGCCTATTAATATGGTATGCAAGAAATAATAATCCAATTATTAAAGTTGTACCTAAAGTAGAACCAATAATACGACTTCCGTATAAAGACGACTAAATAATACTATGCCCTGGAAAGTACGTGGAAAATGCGTTTATAAAAAAGACACCGGTAAAAAAGTCGGTTGTACGAAAGGTTCTGTAAAAAAGTACCTTGCTGCATTACACATAAACGCACATGAATCAAAAACAGGAATAAAACCCTTTAAACAGTTTTTTGGAGAAAACTTACCTATGGGTGGTTATGCTTCTAACATGCCTACAATGAATGGGGATCAAACAGGGGTAGAAGAAGGAGAGTATTCACAAGACACCGGGGATGAAATATCTTTAAATGATAGTGCTAGTAAAGATCAAATAGTAAATGACATTATTGATGACTTAGAAGATCTTAAAACTCATGATTGGTCAAAGCCTTTAGATTCTGATTTAATTAAAGCAATGGCTGATTCTTTAAGAGAAGTAGGTATAGAGCCTACTGATTTTGATGCTGCTATGAATGCCTCTCCAGACAAACAAGAACAATACCTTATTACAGGCCCAAGTTCTTGGAAAGGTGGTAATGGAGCTTTGAATGATTTAAAATCCATTTTAGCTGGTAATGAACCACAACCGGTAGATGAAGAAGAAAGTAATCCAGCTGCAGACCTACCTATGGGTACTACTAGTATGGGTGATTCGTTATCTCAAGAAAATTTTATAAATCATAAAGGACCAGGACGCCCTGGAGACAGTAAGCGCCACGGTATTAAAAAGCATGCAAGTTTAAGCTCTTTAGATAAAATAGTACATAGTAAAACAGCAAGCCCTCGTAAAAAGCAATTAGCTCATTGGCAAGCTAATATGCGTAGAGGCAAAGCAAAACGTAGATAATTTGTTATAATAGTGTAAAATACTATTATGAAGAAAATACTCGTAATGGGACTGCCTGGTGCAGGCAAAACAACTCTATCTTTAGAGTTAGCTAAGCTATTAGGAGCTACACATTTTAATGCCGATGAAATACGCAATGAAATTAATAAAGACCTTAAGTTCAGTGTTGCAGACCGTCTTGAACAGGCTAGAAGAATGGGCGTGTTGTGCGATATTGTTTCTCGCTCTAATAGCTTTGCGATTGCCGATTTCGTATGCCCTACACCGGAAACTAGACAGGCATTCGGAAAAGCATTCGTAATCTGGGTAGACAGAATTACAGAAGGCAGATTTGAAGATACAAACAAAATGTTTGTACCCCCTGCTGAGTATGATGTAAGAGTTACAGCTGAAGGTACACCTTTGTTTTGGGCTAACAAAATTAAGAACATTATACAGCCTGCATTTGATCCTAAATTACCAACAGCGTTTATGCTCGGTCGTTATCAACCTTTTCATAACGGTCACAAAGCTCTTATTTTAGAAGCTCTCAATAGGGTAGGTCAAGTATGTATTGCTATTAGAGATACTAAAGGTACAGATGAAAAAAATCCGTTTGATTTAGATGAAGTAGAAGGTAATATTCGTACTGGTATGAAAGGCTATGAGAGTAAGTTCACTATTGTTAGAGTACCAAACATTACTAATATATTTTATGGTAGAGATGTCGGATATAAAATAGAACAAATTGATTTAGATAAAACCTTACAAGAGATATCAGCTACTAAAATACGTAACGAACTTAAGGTATAAGTGGATTTATATCATAAGTATACGTAATGCGTAATACGTATAAGATTTTAGCTGAATTATACAATGGTTTACAAGGAAAACCTTATGAACCAGAGAGAACTGTACGTCAAGTGCCATTTACAGATGATGAGTACAGAGTATTAAGTAAGCTTTTTGACTTTCGTAGAAAAAAATCTAACTCTAATGAGCTAATGAGAATTTATGCACCAGGAGAGGTTGAAACGGTATTAAAGTATTCTGATAATACGTATGTTTTAATGCTTGATGAAGGGCGTGGTATTGTTAAGCATGAGTATAATCACTTTTACGATCTTACAAAGTACTTGCGTCAAATATATAAAGCCAATAGAGATGCAGATAAAGAACAATCCATAGAAGGTCCTGATTTGCCTGCTGGTGTTACACAAGGTGGTCCTAGTCACCAAAGTCAATCATAATAATAAAGTGCAACAGTTTAAAAAAGCCGTGCGCGGGTAAATATTGTACCCACATATATTATGGCTAAAGTTTTGTTTATACTCAAACGTAGAGAAGATTACAATGGTGTAGCACACTCTCAAATTGGTTTAAGCACAGGACTCTACAATTCTGCAAGCTTTGTAAACAATATGCTTAAAGCATATAATATAGAGTCTAATTTAGTTGTAGTAGTAGATAATAATGATATAGATAGAGAAGTTACTAAGTATCGCCCTACACATGTTGTTATTGAAGCTTTGTGGGTAGTGCCTACTAAGTTTGATGTACTACAAAAATTACATCCAAATGTAAAATGGATTGTACGTTTGCATAGTGAGTTACCGTTTATGGCAGGAGAAGGTATGGCAATGGACTGGATAGGAGATTACTCGACTTATAAAAATGTAATAATAGCTTGTAATGCTCCTAGAATGTATAAGGAAATACAGAATTATTTACGTATAAAAAATAATTGGTTAAAAGAAACATCGAACAGCAAAGTTATATATTTGCCAAACCATTACCCAGGCTTTTATAGGGCGCCTAAACCTATAGACTATAATAAAGAAATAGTAAATGTAGGTTGTTTTGGAGCAATAAGGCTATTAAAAAACCATTTAGTACAAGCATTTGCTGCAATTGATTTTGCAAACAAAATAGGCAAAAAACTACATTTTCATATTAATGCAGGGCGTATAGAAATGAAAGGTGAACCTGTATTACATAATTTGAAAGGGCTATTTTTACAATTACACGATAAAGGGCATGAATTAATTAATCATGAATGGACACCTAGAGAAAATTTTGTCAATCTTTGCGGTCGTATGGATATAGGTTTACAAGTAAGTTTTTCAGAAACATTTAATATTGTAGGAGCTGATTATATATCAGAAGGAACACCAATAGTAGGAAGTTCAGAAATACCTTGGTTAAAGAATGAGTGGTTTTACGAAACTAATTACTGTGCAGATCCTACTGATAGTCAAGATATTACAGCAAAATTAATAGATGCTTATTACCACCCAGCTAGAAATGTAAATCAGTGTCAAAGATCTTTAAAAAAATATTGTAAAGAAACAGAGTCTGTTTGGACTAAGTATTTTAATTAATATGTCTAAGCACACCGTAAAATTGCATAGTTGGAGATTTGGCAAACTTAAAGTTGTAGAACGTACGTTTGAAAGCATACATGATGCACTTAATTTTGCTAGACACAATAATGGTCACGGCATAAAGATCTATAATGAAGAGAATACGTTAGTGCATTCTGCCGGAGATGTTCCGCCAGAAAATACAGATTCGTACGCTTAAGTACTTGAAAAACGTTTCATATGTAATATAATATATCATATGAGACTCAACATTAAAGTAGATGCTGCCGTACAGGATTACGCGGATTCCATTATAAAAGCAGCTAAAGACTATAAGTGTGATGTTGATATTGATGTAGTTACTAACGAAACAAGTAACACTACAGGTACAGAGAAAGCTAATCAAATTTTAATTACATCAGAATTAGGCGTTGTAGTAGTGTTTCCTGATTTTACTAAATCTTCTGCCCGCGCTACAATATTTGATATGGGAGAGTTAAATCGTTTACAGAAAGAAGGCTTTAGTGATGACTTTATAGAAGAAAAGGGTCACGTTTACGGAGCATTACTAAAAAAGACTCAAAAGAATGCTGAAATGTTCGGCTATTATTTAACACATAAATTAAACTTAAAATCGAAAACAAACTAACATGTCGACAGATAAATTAAAAATCCATCCAGAACTTTTAAAAATGTATAACTCCCCAGGTTACCGTAAAAAGGTAAAACAGGCAATTACTAAAATTAAAGAGTTACATAACATAAAGAACAAGCTTAAAAGAGGCTTTCCAAAGCTTAGTTTACAAGCCACTGAGAAACAAAAAACTGCTCATGTAAAGCTATATACTAACAAGCCTGACGTTAACACAGCACATTATTTTTGTCAATTTATTAATACAGCTCAAGATCGTAAAAATACAAAATCAGCTGATAAAAAATAAGCTTGCACTATTCCTATAAGGCACCATACTGTATCTATGAACCTTGATACTAACCTTATAGCTATATCTAAATGTGGTAAGTACGTTTACCCGGTTGATTCTATTTCCGGTGCAAAAACCTTTGCACCTATTGAGTATTTTAAAAAGACCCTAGCAGAAAAATACAATAACGATTTAAAGTTGTTTGTTAAAGAGTACGTCACGAGAGAGACTAAAAAGTACTTGGCTGCTGGATATACTCCAGAACAAATTAAAGATTTAGCTTCTAAATGTAAAGGTAATAAGTTACCGAAGATAAACGTAAAGCTCAAGAAGCATCCTAATATGCCTAAAAAGGAAAGGCGTAAACGTTTAGCTTCTCATGCAGAGTCTACCACTGTAGTAATTAACGAAGAAGGTAAAGAAGAGAAAGTAAGAACCTATCCTTGGACTGGTAATCCTGATTACTTTAGAAGTGAACCAGCTTATACAAATATTGCTGAAGTTACAAAAGAAGCTTGTTTAATGCCACACATTAATCTCGATGATGAATGTCATGGTTGTAAGTACTACGATGTCTGCTTATGCCCTCTGAAACAATAAACATATTTGTCGATCTAGACGAAACCTTAATACATACTCTCGGTATGAAAACCGTTGCAGGAGATGTAGAAAAGGTTGACAATCTTTGTGATAAGCCTGTAACTGTATCGTTAGGTAAGAAAGAGCATTATGTAGCAGTATTAAGGCCTGGTGCAAATTATCTCTTGTTTCGTTTAAGAGAAATAGGGCATGTTTATATGCTTACTAGAGCCGCTAAAGATTATGCTCAAGCAATGAACAAAGCTTTTAATTTCGGGTTTGACGAAGACAGGATATTTGATAGAGAGTATGTTAAGGATTGGAAACACAAAAACCCTAAAATAAAGATAGATACTGGTAAAAACGTTCTTATTGATGATTTAAGAGTTTTTGATAATTTTGAAAAGGTAGCTTTTATTAAGAAATTCGGTATCGCCAAATACATTAATGTATCTGCATTTTGGGGCAATAAAGAAGAAGGATTTACAGTTGAAAGTATAGATAATATTGTAGAGGATGTTAAAACTAATTAGTGGATATTTAAATAATACAAGTAAATCATTATAATGAAACTATTACCAAATCCGAAGCTAGTACAGCATTTAATTAAGAATAAATGTAAGGTTGCCTTTAAAAGTGCCGGTAAAGACGCAATGTACCTAATGATAGACTACACTGTACAAGCTAAGAAGCCTGCTGCTGGTCTTGATTTATTAGGTAATAGTCAAGAGGTTTTCGAAAAAGTTGCAAGTTCTGTACGCAAATACTATCCAAATGCTGAGCTATCTTCTCAAAACGGTAGTCACACAGTAGTTTATCGTATTACTTCTAATCAAAATTAACATTAAAACACATATACAATTAGTAAATAATTATATATGTCTTGCTCAAGATACGCTTTATATTATGGTGGTACAGCTGGTGCAGGTAATGGTGTATTAGCTGTTACCTATCGTAACTGTGGTGACCGTACACCAACTAACCTTACAGTTACTGGTGGTACATCTGGGGCATTTTATGGTGTAGTAATTGCAAGCACAGATTATGATGTACCTTCTTTAACTTGTACAACAGGATATGCTTCAGCAGGTGGTGCACCGGTTGGTGGGTTTGTATATAATATTCCAGTTGTGCCTTATGCAACGTATGTTACTACAAATTCCGTAAGTGCTTTATCAGCGCACGGTCTACCATATCCTACTACTTAAAGTTGTAGTTTAGCTTATTTAAAGTAAGTGTGGGTATGTTGATATTTGTTCATGTACCTAAAACAGCAGGCTCTACGTTTAAATCTCTTATATCAAAAGAGTTTAATTCTAAAGATATTTTAGTTATAGATTCTCCTAGCTGGATTAGCGAGGAATTAATAGTTAATAGATCTAATTTACCGGGTAGTGTTGCGCAAAAACCAAACAGTAATATAAAGTTTATGTGCGGACATTTTAAAGCGACTAAAGCTTTAAACATGTATCCAGATGCAACATTAATAACTTGGTTAAGAAACCCAGTAGAAAGAGTTGTATCCCAGTATTATTATTATCTAGGAGCTAGTTACACATACGGTGTTAGAACAGAACATAGAACATACGATTTAGTAACGTTAGAAGATTTTATTAAATACTCTTCTCATCAAAACATTGCTACTTCTTTATTAGATGTTCCGTTAGATAGATTTAAGTTTATAGGTATAAAGGAGCACTTTAAAGAAGAATTAAAAAGGTTTAACAGAGTTATGGGGTTTAATTTAAATCAGCCAACTGTAGATTATAATGTAAATAGTAAAAAACAAAATATAAACGAAAACTATTCTGTAAGTGAAGAGATACGTGAACTAATAAGATATCACAATAAAAAAGATGTTGAAATGTATGAAGAGTGTTTGAAAAAAGCAGGATACAAGTAAATAGTAATATGAGTGAACAGCAAGGACCTAGTTTATTGCAAATGGCTTTTAGTCTTTCTGAAACCGGAAAAGACGTTTTAGCAGGAGCTATAAAATCTGGAGTCATATTAGCTACAGAGGACGTAGTCACAGAAAGACAGTCAATGTGTCTATCATGCGACAAACTTAAAAAAGACGGTATTATATCAAGGTGTATGGCTTGTGGGTGTGGTATGAATATAAAAACTCGCTTAGAAAAGTCTAAGTGTCCTTTAAGTAAATGGACCCGATAGTCTCATTAATAACACCTACTCACCGTCCTGATAAGCTTTTACGGTTATATGATTCCATAGCTAAACAAACTGATAAAAGGTTTGAATGGGTAGTAATACCTAACAACAGGGCTGATGTAACTATACTACCAGTTGAACCGTGGATAAAAATAGTACCCTATAACGGCGGAACTAATATTGGGGAAATTAAAAAATTCGGCTTTATGCAAGGCGTTGGTGAGTTGTTAGCAGAAGTAGATCACGATGATGAACTTGTACCTACTTGTATAGAGACGCTTATTAATAATAAAGATAAAGGCGATTTTATCTATTCTAACAATTTAGTATTAGATTCTAATAATAAACCTTATACTTGGGGACCAGATTTTGGGTGGAAATATAGTACCTATAACTATAAAGAAGAAGAGTGTTTAATTAATGTAGCGTTTCCACCTTTACCAGCTAATTTTAGTTGGCAATTTTGGGCACCTAATCATATTAGAGTGTGGCGTAAAGACTTTTATAATAAAATAGGTGGGCATAACTCTAGTTTAAAGGCTTGTGATGATGGGGAATTAATGTGTCGTAGTATGATGTACGGTAAAATACATCATATAAATGAAGTACTCTACATATATTATCTACATTTAGATAACTCTCATTCTCAAAGTGATTTAAAGTTATGGATTGAAAATTACACCGACTATATGCACAAAGCATATACAGTACCTATGACAGTTGCTTGGTGTAAAGCTAATAATTATAACATATACAATACTAATACTATTACACTACAGTCTACTAACGCCGGACTTATAGTGTTTGAAGATATACGTAACATACGTAACCTAGATGTATACATGATGTTAGCATATAACATATTAATACCTGGAGGTATTTTATTATTAACTAACTCTATAGAAGCAGAAACCATTATATCTAGTCCGCATTCTAAACAAATATCATACTGGGATCAAGCGTATAAGACCAACGCTTGTGCCTGTTTTATATCAAATGGTGTACATATAGTAAACAACACAGTATATGGATACTTTACTAAAACTACAGAAAACACGCATGTAGCTATATCCAAAACGGATTATTCTTCTATATTGAATAACTACTACCAACAGTAAGTAATAATATGGACGATAACTCACATAATTTATTACAATCTTATTACAATGATGGTGATTGCAAATATCATTATGATTCGTTACAATATAACGGTAACACGTTTTATGTAGGGTTTACTCGGGCAATTACAGGTGGTGGAATATATATTACTGTTGGGCCGATCACAGGTAATAATGGATATAAGCCCACATCCGATGACGTAACTGCTTTAGCTAATATTGTTACTGGTTTTCAAAATAAACCTTTAAACGGTAATGAATGTGTTGCTCTTGGATGGACATATTTAGGACACACTAGTTCTAATTTACCTAGAATTACAGCTGCAATAGCTGCTGCTAAAACTAATGGTTGGACGTTTGAGTCTTTGTTTTATCATTCAGGTTATTTTGTGTATGGTTGTGCAGGAGCTAAACAGTTTTACGATCAAAATACTTAATTTTAACTTTTAATGAAAGGCGCAAAAAACATCGTTGTAGTAGGCGGTGGTGCAGCTGGTTGGTTGACTGCTTTAACGTTACAAAAGCTTTTTTCTACTACCCAAAACATTACTCTAATTGAAAGCGATCAAATAGGTATATTAGGTGCAGGAGAAGGGGTAGTACCAAGTTTTAATTCCTTTTTATTTAAAATATTAAAACTACCCTTTTATGATTTTATAAAAAGCACTAGTGCTACCTTTAAATATTGTACTGCGTTTAAAAACTGGAATGGTAAAGAAGAGTTTTGGGTAAATGCATTTGCACCTACTACCATACAACATTATGATAAGGTAATTAACAAAGCACCGTTCATTAAGGATACTATTACTAATAGGTATGATATGGTTATACCGCATGCATTTCATTTCGATGCTTCTTTATTAGCTAAATTTTTAAAAGAAAATGCTTTAAAACGAGGCATACATAGAATAGAAGGTAAAGTTGTATCGTTTAATAATGATACGAACGGCTTTATAAAAGAAATAGTATTTGAAGATGGTCGTAAAGTTAATAGTGATTTTGTTTTTGATTGTTCTGGTTTTAAAAGATTAATAATAGGTAAACACTATAATTCTCGTTGGATATGTCTCAAGCATAGATTTCCAGGTAAAGCAGCGTTACCTTTCTTTCTCGATATAGATAAAGAATACAAACCATACACTCTCACCACTGCTATGAAGCACGGTTGGATGTGGAAAATACCTTTACAGCATCGCTACGGTAGTGGGTATATATTTGATTCTGATTATATAACAGAAGATCAAGCAAAAGAAGAAGTTGAACAATATTTAGGTCATTCAATTAAACCTGTTAATCTATTTAAATACAGCCCGGGGTATTACGAAAAAATATGCATAAAGAATTGTATGGCTGTAGGGCTTTCTACTGGTTTTTCAGAACCATTAGATTCTAATGCTTTAGGTGTAGTTGTTACTCTATTAAATACTGGGGTGCTATCAGTAACAAATACATTTGTAAAAATGCTTTCTGATCTTAACAACGAAACGTATAAAGAAGAATTTAATAAATTACATTTAGATACAGTTAATAATTGGCACAGTGGTATACAAGTACACTATTTAACTAAACGAACAGATAGTTTGTTTTGGAAAGAGTTTAGAACAAAATATAAAATATACGATTCTCTTTTAGATTTATTAGAACGCCATAAAACAATTCGCTTAGAAGATGACCCTGTAATGAAAGACGGGCTACCGCCGTTTCCGCTTTTTAATTGGTTAACGATTTTTAAAAACAAAGAACTTTTAAATACAGACCTATACCCAAGCAAGCAAATAGGTGCTGATATCTTCACCGCAGAAAATGATTTAAACGATTGCTACATGGAGCCGTTAATGGATAAAAACTATTTTGTGAACAACATTACTAAAGATTGGGGTATTACCGGTTACGAGCCTTTAGATTTAAAAACAAAACGTTCTTATCGTTTATTGCAAAGATTCAACTCATTTTGAAGTTGCTCTAAACACTCCGCCCCAATCAGCTGGTAAGTTAGCATTTCTAAGCTCATTAATTCTTTCTATCATGTTTTCGTAATAGTGAGCTAATTCGGGGTTATAAGTTATTAAGGATTTGGCTAATTGTATAGCATTATCCCATCTTTGCATTCTATAATCTGATAAAAATCCGTCATGTATTTGGCCTACATAAGGCTTTTCCATTGTAAGAAAGTTATTTTGTACAGCAGTATAGATCTTCACACCTTCTTTTTTACCTTTAACAGCTATACAATCTAGTTCAAAACACTTGTATTTGTCTTTAACGTATTCGTAGGTCTTAGGACCAATTACTATCTTTACACCGTAAGGTTTAGATTGCCCTTCTAACCTCGAGGCCAAATTAACTCCGTCGCCCAAGCAAGTGTAATCGAAACGCTGAGTACTGCCCATATTACCAACAACAACAGTATCTGTGTTGATTCCAAGACCCATTCCAAAGGCTGGCACCCCTTCTTGAGCAATTTCTTTATTAAATTCATCTAGATTACTTAACATTATCATTGCTGTTTTCAATGCATTTAATGCATGCTCTTTATCATCTAATGGTGCATTCCAAAAGGCCATTTGTGCGTCACCTATATACTTGTCTAATGTGCCGTTATTGTCTAGTATAGCTTTAGTCATAGCAGTCATATAACGGTTCATTATCTTTGTTAGTCCTTGTACGTCTTTACCATAATGTTCTGATATAGTAGTAAAGCCTCTCACGTCAGTAAACATAATAGATAACTCTCTACTATCACCACCTAATCTTAATAGATCTGGATTCTCTTGCAACTTCTCAACCATTGCTGGTGATAGATAGGTACCGAATTGTTTCTTGATTTGCTGCTTTAGCTTAAATTCTTGTACAAATCTAAAGAATAAAGCTCCTACCCAGGGTAGTAGTACTGCTAGAGTAGGCCATGTATAATCTAAAAGATATCCATTATTAACAAATAAACGCGAACCAATAAAAAAGGGTACACACAAGAATACAGTAACTAACAAACCATTTAGGATATACCCCAG